ACATTATAAAAAAACGGTAATAGAAGAGTGTTTTTACATTATTCATGCTATTAATAAAAGGACATTTTGGATAACGGATATAGAAAAGGCAATGAATGAATGTAAAGATAAGATTAAATATTTTAAGACAAAAGAAGATTTTGCCGACTTTATATACGAATATGGAATAGTCGCTAATATATGGAAAAGTGGAAAAAGCAGTGACAAAAGAAAATATAATTTTTCGTGGAAATATAGAGAAGATGGTTTTGACACTCCTGATTATAATAAAAAATTTTATTTACATAATGCATTAAGAAAAACGTTATTAGGATAAAAAAGGGGAGTCTATATAATAGATTCCCCTTTT